AAGAGATGCTTTGAGTACAAATAGACTTTCAATAGACGAAGCACCTGCAGCGCTAAGAGCATAAAATAATGCTGTTTTTTTCATTCAATATCCTGATTTATGGTTTCGGTATCGTTAAGAGTTACAGTGAGTACCATCTGATAGACAGTGAGATAAGAAGAGTCTTTTGCATCATCATAGATCTTTTTGATCCGTGTTATCTCAATAGGATCGGAGTCGCTGATCGATACGCGCATCAAGGCTTTTTTAATTTGGTTAATGAAGTCCAAGAGGGTTACATCGGTTTGTGTTCGGTGGATCTCTTGCTTCGAGTAGGTCGCGTGAACGATATATAAAGAGAATGTGACGTTATCGCGGTTTAGCCCTTCGGGTTTGGACTCGACAAAATCGACCATGATCCCCGGTAAGAATGTTTTGAGCAGTTTAGCTTCACTCGGACGAGTAAACTCCCCAAAATAATCTTTGGTATTAAACCCGGCAGTTTTCAAATGTTCGATAAGAGCGGTTTGAAATGCTGCAATCACTATGGGTCTCCTTGTGCGAATTAAAATGATAAGCGTATGGTAGCCCCCGACCTTCCCGACCCGCCACTCACCCCCATGAAACAAGAAGATGAAACAAGGAGTTGAATAGAAAACCGGAACGCTATCGCGGCATCATTCGGCTAACAATAAAAAAAGGATGTGCGGGATGGAAGAGTTAAATAAATGGTTGCCTCTTATACAGTTGGTTGCAGTCGTATTTATTATCCCTCTTCTAAGAGCTGCTTATCGAACTATCCAAAATCAAGAGATCCAAATCGGAGAGCTAAAAGTAATCATCACGGCTCAACAAAGACAAATTGACCTACTTGAAGCGATAGTTCTTGAAACGGCCGCTCCTGAGACTATCAAAAAGCATCTGATCCGCAGAGGCGAACATGCCAAACACTGACAACCTCATCCAACTCGGAACCATTGTCGGAGTCGATACGGCTAACCGTGCTTTGGTTCGTGTGCAGATCGATGATCGCGTTACGGATTGGATTCCCTATGCTATGAAAGCCAGCAAGCACATCAAGATATGGATTCCTCCTCAAATGGGAGAGCAAGTTGAAGTTCACTCGCCATACGGTGAAGGTGATGACGGCGTTGCACATGGATCAATCTATAACAAAGAGTGCAAAGAGCCTACATGGGCGAATGAGCATACATCAGGCATCGAGTTCTCAGACGGCACGGTCATCACTTATGACACGACAGCCAAAGCCCTCACAATCGATGCAAGTGGAAGTATTGCTATCACAGCACCATCAGGGATAACAGTTACAGCGGATACAGCCATCACTGGAGATGTAACGATCACCGGAAATCTAAACGTATCCGGAACGGTCACTGATGAAAAAGGATCACTAACCACCCACGTCCATAGTGGTGTTCTAGCCGGACCAGCAAATACGGGAGAGCGTCCATGAATTTAGCGCAGCGCGTCACCCGTATCCTCACGACCCGATTGGGTGAGCGTGTCGGAATGCCGACGTATGGATCGGAGCTTTACCGTTTGCGTGATCGAGCGCTAACCCAAGAGACACGGCTATTGTTTGCTAAATATTCTAAAGAGGCAATAGAGAAATGGGAGAGCGTCAAAGTTACCAAAGCCGAACTCACATCACTCGATGCAGTCAATGGAGTGTTTGGCTTTACCTTATCTCTATCTAACGGCGACACCATAACGGGGGTAGCGTGATGATTATCCCTCCTATGTGCGAGATCAAAACCTTCGAAGCGATCAAAGCAGATATGGTCGCGATCTATCAAACCATCGTCCCTGGTTATGTTCCGAATGAGTCTGATACGATCATGCCGGTACTCGAAGCGTTCACTTATCGTGAGCTGCTGCTACGAACCCATTTCAACGCTCAAATAGCCGGGAGTTTTTGGCAGAGTGCTACGGATGCGAATCTTGATTTTATCGCCGCGTTTTTCGGTATCACACGACTTGCAGGAGCGAAACCTACCGCGACGGTCAAATTTACGATCAATACTGTTTTAGCCTATGACTACGTACTCGAAGCGGGTCTTGAGATGGTCAATAACGATGGAAGTACCTCTCTTCTACTGGGAGCCGTAACGATCCCAACCGGATCACTCCAAGCGACCGGAACGGCAGAACTTCAAATCTATGTTGCATCGAGTGATGCGATTGTCACGGCAACGATGGTTCCAAAACCATACTTGAGCAGTGTTGAGCAGATCAGCGCATTCGCTAACGGTAGCAATACAGAGAGCAACGTAGAGCTCAGAGATCGGATCGCGCTTTCTTTCGAAGATCAAACAACGGCCGGAAGTATTAACAGCTACAAAGCATGGGCAATCCGTGCGGATGAACGGATAGATGATGTATCGGTATCGAGTTCCGTTCCCGGTTATGTGGATGTACTGCTTCACAGCATCGGCGGTGTCGATGCGACGATGATCACTCGTGTCACCGATGCGCTGAGTGCTGATCGTGTCCGTCCGCTCACTGATTCGGTGTTTGTTGCAGCGGCTACGGTCGTGAGCTATGCAGTCAATGCCGTACTCACGCTCGACCCTCTAGCTGATGCTACGTCAACACTATCGGCAGCGCAAGTGCGTTTGAACGATCGGCTTAACAGTGTCCGCATCGGATACGACGTGACCCTCTCAATGATCATCGCCGCGCTCTCCGTCGATGGTGTTATGGATGTGCAACTGATCGCACCATTGGCGAACGTAAACGTCAGTGCTTCAGAGGTTGCAGTTTCATCCTTGGTGGGGGTGTCCGTTGGCTAATTTGATCCCACCCCCCTATACCCAAGAGGAGCATAACCTTGATCTCGTATCCCAAGAGGTACATGATCGACTCTCTGCGAGCCTTTGGACGGCTCCGCTGCTCGATCCGCTCCGATGTGATGCACGGTTTTTACCGGTATTGGCGAACTTTTACAGCGTAGATTTTTGGAGTGATGCTCTGAGCGAAGCGGATAAACGCCGTCTTATCGCCTCAAGCATCGATATCAAACGGCATAAAGGGACACGCTGGGCGGTCAATTTGGCAGTCAATTCTATCGGGCTGACACCGACGATCACGGAATGGCATCAAACGACGGGGATGGACGTCCACACATTCAAAATCGTCGTCGATGTCCCCGATGTCGGATACGACATGCGCGATCTGAGTTTGGTTGAGCAGGTCGTATTTCCAGTTAAACCCGTGCGGTCTCATCTGACGTCAGTCGGTGCGGCAGTATCACGATCAGAAAACACGCCATACATGGCGATGGTAGTGATCGGTTCTGAGACGACAACACTTTACCCGGAGGCAGTATGAGCTACACAACCGTAATCACTAACGCAGGGCTTGCCGCATTAGCCGCTGCACAATCAGGCGGAATAGCGGTAACAATCTCAGATATTGGATATGGAGACGGTAACGGTGCTACCATCGTACCTAATCCGGCACAAACGACATTGACGCATGAAGTCCACCGCCGTGCGATCAACGGCATATCAACCGATCCGATCCATCCTGAGTGGGTCGTGATCGAGAGCACGATCCCGCCTGATATCGGAGGATTTACGGTGCGTGAAGTTGGCGTTGTTCTAACCGATGGGACGCTGTTCGCGGTAGCTTCGTACCCCGAAGTCTATAAACCGACGGTTTTAGAGAGCGCGGGGCGTGATCTGTATGTGAAAATGATCCTATCGGTCGGGAATGCAGCGAATGTAACGCTTAATATCGATGTAAATACAGTTACTGCAACTATCGATTATGTTGACCAAAAAATTGTTGGTCATGAAGCGGTAGCAGATCCGCATCCACAATACCTCACTCAGCAAGAGGGAAACATTCTGTATTCACGCTTTAATGCAAAAAATTATTTTATAGGAGGCTTTTAATGGCAAGTGGAAAACTTGGCAACGCAAGTTTAGCGGCGACAACGAATACAAAAATTTATACTGTACCAGCTCTTCAAGTCGCGACACTGAATATAAATGTTGTAAATCGAACATCTACCGCAATAACGGTAAGGCTTGCAATATCGGCAACCACATCACCTGCCGTTGCGGAATACATAGAATATGATGTATCAGTTCCAGCAAATGGAGTTTTAGAACGCACTGGATTGGTAGTAGGAGCCGATGAAAATATTGTCGCTTATGCTTCAGCAACTGGGATTAGTGTTCGAGTCCATGGATTTGAGGAGGTAGCGTAATGGGTAGAAGTATAACTGAAATACCAGCATCAAATAATGTATCTTCAGAGGTAGCTATTGGGAGTTATGCTGATGTATTTATGGAAGGCTCAAAATATCGTCTCCCAGGAGTTGCATTACCAGTGATAAATTATCCCGATTTATCAGCAGTATTTTTGAAAAGTATTGTTGATTATTCATTTTTTACAAGTACGTTAACAGCGGTGGATGTTGCATTTGGGAATGGAATTTTTGTAGCAATCTCGTCGGACGGAAAAACAAAAGTAACAACGGATGGCTATACATGGACGGCAGGTACGGCACCACTTCCAAGTGGGCAAATTTCAAGCATTACATTCGGAAATGGTTTATTTGTTGCAGTTATAACGCTCAACGCAACAGCAAGCATCCTCACTTCACCTGACGGGATCACATGGACAGTTAGAACAAACCCAATCGCGGTTAATACATGGAACGACGTTGTTTTTGCTAACGGTCTTTTTGTCGCAGTTGGCACAGGGGTAAATACAGCCTCGGCTTCGACAAATGTTGTAACATCGACCGATGGTATTACTTGGACGTCAAGAACATGTGTGTCGGGCTTTTGGTCAACTGTAACTTACGGGAACGGGGTTTATGTTGCGTTAGGCGGTAAAAGCGGAACAACAACAAACATCGCAATGACATCACCCGATGGGATCATATGGACTTCACAAACAATGGCGTCAACCTTAACATGGTATGGGATCACTTATGGGAATGGGGTATTTGTTGCGGTTGGTGGTAATCCGTCGACACAATGTAACACATCACCAGACGGGATCACATGGACAAGCAGAGTATTAGGAGCCTCACTCACTTATACAACTGTTTTATTTGATGGGACTTTATTTTTGGCAATGGCTAATACGGGGACGAACGCCTATACATCTCCAGACGGGATCACATGGACGGCTAGAACAGTTATAGCGAATACATGGACTGGTGCGGTATCTGCGAACGGAATAGTTATTGCCGTGGGTGGAACGACTGGAGCGGTAATTTTTATGCCGAAAACTAATAACGCATCCTATGTGTATTTAACCGGTACAGCCGGAAAATTTATAAAGGTAAAGTAATGACAACTCAATATCTATATGACAAACAAGGCTTTTTATCTGGGATTACAGAATCAACGGATTTTTATGAAAATAGCACAACTATTCCACCAATTTATACAGATGGATTTATTCCACAGTTTATCAATGGGGCATGGGTTGATAATACTGTTTTACCAATGCTCTCACCTGTCGAGTTTAAACTCATGTTCACGGCTGAAGAGAGGATCGCTATCAAAGCGAGTATTGATCCACTCGTGCAGGATTTTTTTGAATTACTTAATGACTTAATTGCCGATCCAAGAAAACCCTATATTGATCGTAATCTCAAAGTTGTATCAGATGCTATTAAGTATCTCGAAAGTAAAGCACTAATCGGAACCGGTCGTGCAGTGGAGATTCTATCATGAAGTATTTCACTCTAATGCTCATCGCCATAATCCTCGTCGTTGTAGTCTCGCCGATCGCGATCGTGTTCAACACGATCCGTCACCTATATCGTCGCGAGAACGTCAGTGACTATTTCTTCACTATTGCTATCGGCTTCGATCAGGCGGGTGGATCGATACTCTATAAACAAGAGGACTGGACGGTATCGAGCTGGACGTACAACCTATGTCGGCGCGGCAACCAAAACGCATGTGTCTTTATGAAAGTGATCGACTTGATCTTCGGGAAAGA